GCAAAAAGTCGAGACGTTCTGGTCAAAACTAAAATCACTTTTCTATGCAAGACAAGATAATTAAAAACACAGTCAAAAATGCAGAGAAACTAACTGTCTCTGATTTCTTAGACAATCATACTTTTAACTCTCTCAAGGACTCAAAAAAGCGTGATGTCACAAAGATTAAAAACTCCTTTCTCAAAAAGGGTTTTGCTGTTCCAGTATTTGTGTGGGAGAAGTTTGTCATCGATGGAACTGGTAGAAAACAAGCCATGATTGAAATGATGGCGAATGGATATACCTTTGACTCTGTGCCTTATGTTTTACTGTCGGCAAATTCACTGGCAGAGGCGAAACAACTCGCACTGGATATTACTTCTCAAAATGGTAAGATTACGGACGAGTCGTGGGAAGACTTTACTTCTGATTTTGATGTTGACTACGACACAATAAACATTCAAGGACATACCGAAGACCTATATGAAAACCCAGATGAAAAAGATGACGATGTTCCTAACGTGTCAGCTGATGCTTCACTATCAAAACTTGGTGACCTTTATGAAATTGGTAGGCATCGTGTTTTATGTGGTGATGCAACTAATCTGGCAGACCTCGAAAAACTAATGGGGGATAAAAAAGCAGATATGTGGGTGACCGATCCTCCATACAACGTAGCATACGAAGGTGGAACAGGACTGACAATTGAAAACGACTCAATGGGAGACGAGAACTTTCTCGCTTTCTTAACTGATGCATTTACAAATGCTGTAATGTTTATGAAAGCAGGGGGGGCATATTACATCTGGCATTCAGACTCTGAAGGTTATAACTTTAGAACTGCTGTAAAAAAGGCAGGACTTAAAATTCGTCAATGTTTGATTTGGAAAAAGTCTTCACTGGTAATGGGAAGACAAGACTACCAATGGCAACACAAACCTTGCCTTTATGGTTGGAAAGATGGTGCGTCACACCTTTGGAACTCTGACAGAACTCAAACAACAATTCTAGAGTTTGATAAGCCGACAAAAAATGGGGCTCATCCAACTATGAAGCCTGTTGAATTAATCGCTTACCAAATTACAAACAACTCAAAAGGGGAAGATATTATTTTAGATAACTTCTTGGGTTCAGGAACAACTCTGATTGCAAGTGAGAAACTTGGTCGCAATTGTTATGGGACTGAGTTAGATCCAAAATATGTGGACGTCATTATCTCTCGTTGGGTTGAGTACACTGGTATCAACAAAATAAAGAAAAATGGCGTAGACATAATATGGGAAATCAAGAAATAAACTGCAAACATAATACTCCCAAAAAAGACTGTCCTTTTTGTGCTGACATCCCTTTATTTCCTGATGTGATAAGAACTACGAATGGGGATGTAAAAGCCCTACCTGAGCCAAAATCAGGCGAAACTTCCCCTATTCCACAGGAGACTGTAGTTGCTCAAATTGGTGCGAACATCGAGCAAAAGAAGGTAAGGGGTAAACCTTTCACTGGGGCAGATGACCCTAGACGTGGTAGAAAAAAGAAAGGGGACGTTGCATACAAGACTGTGTTCCTTCAGGCTCTCAAAACCCTGAAGGATAAGAATGGGAAAAAAATCACAATTCACGATGTTGTGAAGTCGGGTATTTTGCCTATGCTTTCACACATCCAAAAAGGTGACCCACGCTTTCACTCGCAGTACAAAGACATCCTAGACAGAATATTTGGAAAGCCAACCGAACACGTTGATCACACGACAGGTGGGGATAAGTTCCAACCACCAACTCAAATTATTGGAATGAGAATAGTAAAAGAATAATTATGAAATATAACAAAATAATTGCTCACCTTGTAGACCTTGATGGTTTCAGAAAGGAAATTGAAATGAAGGAAATAAAAGCCACTTGGACTGTTCCTAGAATGCACTTTGCAAAAAATACTTTGCAATATACTGCTCAGGACTTTGTATCGGACGATCGTGTGTTTGCACCAACGGACAGATATATTGACTTTGATGGTGTTATGCATGTTCTCTATCAACAAATAAAATAAAATGGAAGACAACAAATTCACAATTGACTCATGGCTACAGAACGCTCAAAAGAAAATACCTGCAAAGGTACGCTTTACTTTGATACTGTCTGTCGAGAGTGATATTGGAGAAGATGTTATCGGACAACCCAACCTGACACCAACTCAAAATATGATTTTTGATGCTTTAGTAAATTCATTTAGAAACGGACAGGGTGGGTTTGATATTAACTGGCACAAGAATTATAAAAACTTAGATTTATGAACCAAGACAAAGAGTTAATGGACATCGAGTTCAAGACAAAAATACCACAGCAAATTGAAGCCGCAGAATTCTGGTGTGATAACGTCACAGAGGAGATTTTGTATGGAGGTGGAAAGGGAGGTGGCAAGTCTTTTTTAGGTGTGTCTTTAATTTTTGGTGATGCTCTTGTGTATCCTGAAACTTCTTATTTTATCGCTCGTAAAGACCTGAACGACCTGCGTAAATTCACAATGCCAACTGTGAATGAGGTCTTTCAAAAGTGGGGTTTGAAACTCGAAGACTATGCAAAATATAATGGGCAGGATAATTTCTACCAGTTGTATAACAAGTCGAAAGTTTATTTGATTTCGTGTAAGCACGAACCATCTGACCCCCTTTTTGAAAGATTTGGATCTATGCAAATGACTCGTGGAATGATTGAAGAGGGTGGAGAGGTAGAAGAGTCGGCAAAGTCAAACCTATGGCTTTCTATTGGACGTTGGAAAAACAAGGAGTATGGTTTGAAAAAGAAACTGCTTATAACTGCTAACCCAAAAAAGGGATGGATGAAACGTGAGTTTATTGACCCTTTGAAAACAGGCAACTTGCCTATCTCTCGCAGGTTTGTCAAAGCCCTTGCAACCGACAACACTTATCTTGACCCTGACTACGTTCAAACACTGGCAAATGAAAAAGACCTTGTGCGAAGACAACGTTTGTATCTTGGTGACTGGGAGTATGACGAGAGTAAAGACTCGATTGTTTCGTATGATGCAATGCTCAATACCTTTTTTAATCCTATTAGAGTTGAAAAGGAAAAATACCTACTTGTCGATGTTGCACGTTTTGGTGGGGACTCAACAACCTATCACATCTGGCAAGGTTTGGAATTGGTGCAAGTAATTAAAAAACAAAAACAGGGAACTGACGTGACTGCTATGGATATAAAAGAGATTTGTATTACTCATGGGATACCGAGAATGAACGTTATGGTGGACGAGGATGGAATAGGTGGAGGAGTTGTAGACAATGTGAAAGGTGTGCGTGGCTTTGTGGCTAACTCTTCTCCTTTGCCTTCTAGAACTGAAATCAGGGTAAAAAATGGGATAGTCAAAGGGGAATTTGTGCCAAAGGTAAACTTTGCTAACCTGAAATCACAATGTGCGTGGAAACTTGCCGAGATGTTGAATGAATATAAACTATCCTTTTCTATCAACGACGAGTCAATGCGTGAGGAAATACTGGGTGACCTTTCAGCTCTTCTAAAACAAAAAGACGTTGACTCGGATGGAAAATTACAAATCAAACCAAAGTCGGAAGTTAAAAAAGAACTTGGACGTTCTCCTGACGTTGGTGATCCAATTATTATGCGTATGTGGTTTGAATTGCGAAACGAGGCAGTCGATGAAGACCCACAAAAAGAGAAAACTTTATCAAAACAACGTGAGACACTTATTGCACGTGGAAATAGAAACGTCTCAACTCGCTAAAAATACTTGACAAGCGATAGTCAACTGATACACTTAAAATATAAAATTATAATATGATACAAGAAATTATAAAAGAGGTCGGAGAACTTGTGCGTAGAATGGAGCGTGAGTACACTCAAGGGACGACAACTATTTCAAAGTATGTTCAATTTTCTCAATACGAGAACATAGAAAAAATTAATGCTTATTTAAATTCAAAACACATCTCTGGCGACACTGACTCTCTTGATCGTGAAAAACCTTTCTTAAATATTGTGACTGCAGTTGTTAATCTTTGGTATCGTGCAACTGACATTGACAGAAAAGACATTCGTGTAAAGTCAACTAATTCAAAAACTGTAATCCCTGCATTTGTTGCAACAATCAAATTGCAAGAGTGGATGAGAAAAGCAAAATTCGGTTCGTTTTTAAATGACTGGGGTCGTGCATTGGCACGTTATGGTTCGACACCTATCAAGTTTGTGGATACAGGTAAAGAACTTTTTATTTCTGTGGTGGACTGGGGTAAGTTTATCTCGGACACTGTTAATTTTAATGCAAACCCAAAAATTGAAGTTCTAACTTTTACTGAAGGACAACTTCGTGACAAAATAAACGAAGGATATGACAAGACGATGGTGGAGGCTTTGATTGCATCTTCAAAACAAAATAGAAAATTGCTAGATGGAACTCAGCAAGACAACAACAACCCTAACTACATTATGGTTTATGAATTGCATGGAGTTCTACCAAAGCAATGGGTAACTGAAGTAGAAACTGACATCGGTTTGTATGAACAACAAATGCACGTTGTTTCTTTTGTTGCAACATCAGAAGACGGAGAGTATGATGACTTCACTTTGTATAAAGGGTTGGAAGACAAAGACCCTTATATGCTTACTCACTTAATTAAAGAGCCTAATCGTGAGCAATCTATCGGTGCTGTGGAACACTTGTTTGACGCTCAATGGATGCAAAACCACTCTGCAAAAGCAATCAAAGACCAGTTAGACCTTGCATCAAAAATGATATTCCAAACTGCAGATGGAAACTTTGTGGGACTGAATGTTTTGTCTAATATGGAAACAGGAGACATCCTTGTTCACTCTCCAAACAACCCATTGCAGGTTGTACCAAACAACTCACACGACATCGGAGCGTTGAAAACCCTAGCAGATATGTTTTATGCTCAAGGACAACGCACAGTGTCTTCAACTGAAGCTAACACTGGCAACAATTTGCCTTCAGGAACTTCTTATTCTCTAGGTGCGTTGCTTAACACTGAGTCTAACTCTTTGTTTGAAGTAATGACTGAAAATAAAGGTTTGCATATTACAGATATGATGACTGAAAGAATTATTCCTCACATAAAATCTAACTTAGGAAACAAAGACCAAATCGCTGAAATACTAACTGATAATGATGTAGAATTTATTGACTCTATCTACATTCCAAACGAGGCAATTCGTAGAATTAACAAAAAACAAGCTGAACAAATATTCAACGGAGAACTTGCTCAACCTGAAGATGTAAAAGCAATGCAGGAGAGTGTGAAAGCAGAGTTAATGCCACACGGAAATCAACGCTTCTTATCTCCTGACGACATCGACGAGAAAACATGGGAAGAGATATTTGAAGAACTTGATAGTTGGGACATCGAAGTTGAAACTACTGGAGAAGGTGCAGACAAGAAAGTTGTGTTGCAATCACTCTCAACTGTTTTACAAACTGTCGCTGGAAATCCTGCAATCTTGCAAGACCCAAATATGAAAAAAGTATTCAACAAAATTCTAGAGGAAACAGGATCATTCTCTTCTCTTCAATTAAGATCAACACCAACTCCCCCTCAACCTGACCCTCAGGCGAGTGGTGGGAACGCCAAATCGGTGGGGGAATTATTAAATCAAGCAGGTAACACTGCGTAAACAAAAAATTAAATATGGAAAATGAAAATGTGGTTACTCCAGAAGTAATCGAAAATGGTCACCGAACAGTATCTGCACCAGTTGGTACACCTGTTCCTGAAGTTGAAACTGTAGAACAAAATGCAGTAGAAAATGACGGACACAGAACTGCTGAAGCACCTGTTGTTGCACCTACAGAAGAAGTTGTTGCTGACGCTCCTGTTGAAAATACAGACGTATCAAATGACGCTCCTGCTGAAGGTTCTGAAACTATTAATGGTTAATAAATAAATCCTCTATGGAAGACGAAACAAAAACAAACCCTGAAGGAGTAATTCCAACAGGTGATGTTCCATCTTCTCCTACTTCTCCACAAGCTGATCCTTTCCAAGCAGAACGTCAAAGACTGGCTGATATGGAAAGACAACTTGCTGAAAAGTTAGGCAAGGTGGATGCATTCCTAGCAAAGGCAGAGGAACAAATTACTGTCGACAATAAAAAGTTTGACACGACAAAACCTCGTCCTTTAAATCGTGCGACAATGATTGCTTACATCAACTGGCTTAAAATCAACAAGCCTAAATCTTATGAAAAAAAGAAAGCTGAGTTAGAAATCAAATTATCAAAATTAAATTAAAAAATTTATGAAAAACAACAAATCAAAAGTTGCTAAAAAAGCAGTGAAAAAAACTCACGTTAAAAAAGCAATGAAGTCGGCATCAAAAAAATAATTATATGACAGAAATTAAATCAGTGGATAATAAACCAAAACAAAACTTGCGTTATTCAGAACAAGAGTTTTCTCTAATGAAAAGTACATTTTTCGAGAGAGAAGACAGACTGTCTCTTTTACGCATGTTTTTATTTCAAGTGGAAATGTCGGAAGACGAGAAACTTGAACTTTATAAGTTTGCAAACGAAACTCCTGCAGTTTACGATTTGATTAAAAAAGTTGTACACCCATCTCTTGATATTAGAAATGCACCTGCGTTTCAATTGACCGACTTGTGGTTCAACGTTGAAATCAAAGACAAAGACGTAGACTCTGCATGGGGCTTTATTGTTGCTCGTGAAAAAATTGTGAGTTACTTTGACTCAATGTTTGTAAATCTTAGACGTGAACCTGCTCTATGGGACTTTGCTATTAAGTTCTCTGAACTTACTGACATCGACACTATGGGTATTCCTGATCAAGAGTTTGCTAAAATTCACGCTAGAAACACGATTATAAATCACATCGAATTCCAACTTAACCAAGTTAGAATTTTGTCTCTACGTGACATTAAAACTCCTGAGGAAATAAAAGAGAACGCAAAAAAAGACTCTACACAATAGAAGTCGCTTGACAAACAATTATCAACAACATAAACTATAAACATTAAGGGTAGAAGATCCCCTTCACCAACATTCTATGGACAAAAATAAATTTAGTGAGGATGAAACTTTAGACATCCAAGACCCTGAAAATAATCAAGACGAATTGGAAGAGGAAGAACTCGACAACGAGGGCGACCAAGACCAAGACGACAATGAAGATGATCAAGGCAGTGAGGACGACAAAGATGATGAAGACAAAGACGAACCTGAAAACAAGTTCGAAAAAGCCTATCAAAATCAAAAAGCCCGAGCTGAAAAAGCCGAAGCAAAACTGAGAGAGTTAGAAGAAAAGGGTGGGAATAAAAAACCTGCTCCAACTAAAAAACCTGCTCCAACTGTAAAGGCTCAGGAACTGTCACAGACCGATACCTATACTCTGTTGAGAAATAACGTTCACGAAGATGATGTCAAAGACGTAGTTGACTTTGCTCGATTACGTGGCATACCAGTAAGTGAAGCACTAAAATCTCCACTAGTTAGATCAATCATAAATGACAACGAAAGCAAACGAAAAACCGCAAATGTTACCAACAAAGGTAGCGAAGGTAGACGTGGCTCATATCGTGTTCCCGTTGAAGTTCTATTGTCAAACGCCAGAAAAGGTATAATGCCTGACAATGACGCTGACCTAGATAGACTTGTCGATGCACAAATGGCACAAAGAAAAAACAAAAATAAAAAATAGAACTGTTTATTTTTGCTTTTGTGAGTCAGTGGGATTATATAAGTTCATTTAATTAAATCAATTTATAAATCTATGGCAAACACAATTGCTTCGAAAGTTTACCGCGATAAAATGCGTTCTAAAACTTTGGCATCAGCATTGAGAAACATGCTAGTTGCTGAAAAAGTTTGTTTGGTGGATCGTGACTCTGTAAAGACTATTCAAAACCCTTACGGATCAGCACCAACAACAACAGTACAGGCTCTTGCAGGTACTTATTCAATTAACGACTTCACTACAACTGACGATACGTTAACTGTTAACAACGAGTTCATTACAGCTGAACATATTAAAGACTTCGAAACTGCTCTTGCAAATTTCGACTTGTTTAGTAATCGCTTGAATGAGCAAATTGCATCAGTTGCAATCGCAGTTGATCGTTTCGTTATCAACAACCTTTTGGAAGATGGAACAGGTACGTATACTACTCCAGTAGGAGGATTTACAACTGCCGCTAACATCAACCAAATCTTCGGAGACCTAGTTTCCAAAGTTGCAGGTTACTCAGAGACTTTCAATGGTCTATTCTTGATACTTGAAAACACAGACTTAACAGGTCTTATTCAAGCTCAAATGACTAATGGTTTCTCTTTTGCTGACTCTGCGTTGAACAATGGTTACTTAACTTCAATGTTGGGTATCGACATCTACGTAGTTCGTTCAGGAACATTCGCTGACGAAACATTAGGTACTACTACTTACACCAACGCTGGTCACAGATGTTTCGGTGTTAAGAACATGGCTACTTATGCGGCTCCTCGTGGAATTAACTATGAGGAAAAAGCAGTCTCTGGTAAGACTGGAAAAGAAGTGGTGACTTATGGTTACATAGGATTTAAACTATGGGCTACTAAGGCATCGTTAATTGTAGACATTACACTAGCCTAAGTTAACTCCCTGTTTATTCAGGGAATGCAGGTCGTGATGGTCACCCACTGATTACATCATTACTTGCGTTCCCTGAATAATAGGGAAAACCCAAAACACTATGTTAAGAGGACTAAAACTAGTCTTGGAAATTCTCCAAGCACGTCAAAACATCATTTCAGGACAAGGAGCAACCAGAACCTTGAACTCAAATGAAAGTGGATCAATATGTCTCTTTGATAGAGCGGCAGGTATCATCTACACACTTCCTTCGACTGCAAAGATTGGTGCTTACTTTGATTTCTTTGTAACCACAACAATCACGTCGAACAATGCAAAAATTATAACTTCGACAGGTACAGAACTTATGCTCGGTAACGCAGTTATGAACAACACAGGTACAAACGCTGTGTCTACGTTCATGGCAAACGGATCTACGCATATTGCAATTACTCAAAATGGTACTACCACTGGTGGTATCAAAGGTACATGGTTAAGGGCGACTTGTGTCGGATCTAACTCATGGCTTATAGAAGGGCTAATTCAAGCATCAGGAACTGTAGCGACACCATTCGCAACATCTTAGTTGATTATCCTTATAGCCCATCATTACTGGTGGGCTATATAGGGAAATTAAACCCCCTGTAAAATATGGCAAAAATACAATTTAGTGACTCAACAAATAAAACTGGACTTGTAGAACTTTTGGCACGTGCCACAGGGACACAAGACGCAACAACTCAGTCTTATCCTTTGAAACAAAAAACAGTGGATATAAACGATGCGATTGACTGGTTTCTTATGTTGGCACGAAAAGCCTGTCCAACAATTAAAATTGACGACACAAATTTTACAGGAGAACCAGTTTATTCACAAAACTTATCTTCTTCTACAAATGCTTACACATTTACTGTGGACTCTTCGTCTGCACAAATTCAGGAAATCGACAGAGTTGAAATTGAAAGAGCAAATGGAACAACAAAAAGATTAAAACAAATGGATGTTGGTGCAGTCGGACAAGACGAGGACACTGGAACTCTTGGTGCTCAAGCAATCGCAACTGGCGAACCTGAGTATTACAGAATTGCAGGAAAAAATATTATTCTTGATAAGAAACCAAACTACACTACTTCTTCAGGGACAGGTCTTAGGCTTTATCATACAAGGTCTGCTTTTTATTTTGTTTCAACAGATACTACAGCGTATGCAGGTATAAATAATATTTTTCACTCTTACCTTTGGATCAGACCTGCTTATTTGTGGGTGCTATTAAAAAAGGGAGCGGCACAAGCCTCTGGTTTAAAAACAGAACTTGAAAAAATGGAGGCGTACATAGATTTATATTTTGGAAAAATTTATAACCGAGACTCAACTAGAAACAACAGAATGACTGGAATGAAACACAGCACAAAATAATATGAAAATAATATGTAACCAATTTGACGGAGGTATAGCAGAGAGTAGGTATGACAAAAGACCGAACGTTGCTTTGGATATGTATCACTTCGACTCTCTCTCTGATCCTTACGCTTTAAAAAACCATCCTGCAAATCAAAAAGATACAGTGTCTGGTGGAACTAACTCAGGGACTGAAAACGTTTATTTGTATGATGCTTGTCCTCGTTCTAATGGTTCATATATTGGACTGGGAATAAACTCAAATGGTGCGTCAACTATTCCAAAGTTTTATAGAAAAAATAGTAATGATTTAAATAGTTACTGGGCTCAGTCTGTTATTGATGCCGCACCATCCACTGCCTACACTCCATACTACAATGGGGCTTTTGCCTTTCAAACTTATGTTTACGGAGTGACCTACACTTCATCAGGAGCGACAGTTTCAATCTACCGATACGAAGGTGATGCAAACGCAACTGCAATGGGAACGTTTGCACCAACAACTGCTTCAACAACAATGGCTCGTGTGACAGTTCACTCACAAGACGCAGTGGCTTATCTAGGTGTTGGTAAGACAATCACAAAATTCACAGGAACTACAATCACTGCGAATGTTCTCACTTTGCCTTACACAATTCTTGCAACAGCAGAGTATAACCAGTATCTTGCAATTTTGTGTGTGACTGATACTGGAAAAGGAATTGTTTATTTGTGGGGACGTGACACTTCAATCACAACTTTACAAGAGTTGTATTTGTCAGGTGACGATACTCCAAAAACAATGATGAACATAAATGGAATACTTGTTGTTATCTCTGCAGGGTATTATTCTTCGTCTGCAGTTAACTATTTTCTTGAGTCAAAAATAAATGCAAGAGCTTTGATTGGTGGAAAGTTTAATCTTGTAAAATCATTGTCAATGACACCACTTTATGCTTCACAAGTTCCTAATATAGGCAATAGTTCAGCAGTATGGAAAGATGTAGGATATTTCTTTGACGCTTCTTCTAACTGCCAATTGTATGCTTGTGGGTGGAATAAAAAAGGAGAGTTTTATATTGCAAAAGACAAGTGGGGAGGTTACGATGGAGAAACAATCACGTCTTCACAAAACTTCTTTAATCTAGGTGACTACTTTGGCTTTGCAATTAACTCAAGTGCAGTTCGTATTTCATATGCGGCTAGTCCACTTTATAGAACCATCGACTCATACTGGAAAAGTGTATCAAACCCAATGATGTATCAGTACGCACCTGACGACTTACCAAAAGTAAAAACAATTAAAAAGGTGTGGGGCAGGTTTTATGCAAACTCAGCAGGTTATGGAACTGTATCAATGAAAATCACTGCCGACAACAACTCCGAGATTACTGCTTTTTCTGAAGCCTCTCCTTCAGGGAAAAACTCCTTTGTAATAGAGGCAGATACACAAACAAGTGGTGACCAGTTAGGCTCTGGTCGTGATTTAATATTTAAAATTGGAACTGATCAGGGTGTCGACCTGATTGATTATGGATACGAGTACGACACAGAGGAAACTCAAATTTAAAATATATGACACCAGACCAATTAAGAATTCAAGAGTTAGAAAAACAAGTAAATGACCTTGTTAAAAACCAACAAATGTTAATGTCTATTTTTTATAACTCTTCTCCAACAAAGTTATATTTAAAAAATACAATTGCATTTGATAAAGAGTCCCTTGTAGGTTTCTATGGTGCGACTCCAATTAAAAAACAATCTGTAGGTGCTGATACATTAGCAAATGTGTACATCGTTTTACGAGCCTTAGGTATCATTACTTAAGAAATATGATAAACTAAAAAAAATTATGAATAACTCAATTGTAGACTATCTAAATAGCAAAGGACAAGCAAGTGATTACGGATCACGTTCTTCTCTTTACTCTTCAAGTGGGCTTACTGGCAACTATACTGGCTCTGCTGACCAGAATATTCAACTTTTAAATACACTAAAAGCAAAAGCACCTGTTGACCCTGCGACACAAACTGGAGGTTCTACAAACAGTGCGTCTATGGGTACAATTTCAATCGACAAATTGCAACCTGCGACACAAATGAAGACTGTCGACAAACCACAAGATAACACCAACTACTCAAATATGATTGGTGCGACTACAAAGTCAATTATTGACTCGTACACAAATGCCAACAATGATTACACCACTTATTCTAACAAGGTTGTTGAAGATGCAAACAGTATCACAAGTTTAATGAAAAGTTTGGCTAATAAAGAAGCCGACAAACAAAATGCACAAGAAACTGCAGGGGTTAATACTGCAAAAACTGAGTATACAAACTATATCAACCAACTTGCTGATCTAAGTGGACAGGCTACGTCACTTCAAAGAGAGTCACAGGCTATTCCTTTGAAAATGCAACAAGGTGCTGAAGGAAAAGGTATCACAGACGCAGGGTTAGCACCACTTACATCTGCCGAGTTAAGAAACAACGCAATCAGAGCCTTGACTTTAGCACAAAATACAGACGTTGTGAGTGCAGCCGCTACTGGGTCATATAATAAATTGCAACTCGCTCAAGAGAAGGCTCAACAAATTATAGATTTGAAATACAAACCGATTGAAGACGATTTGAAAGCAAGACAAACTCAATACGAACTCAACAAAGATATGCTTTCAATTTATGATAAGAAAAGAACTGAGGCTCTTGGGATTGCACTTGAAAATGAAAAAACACAATTGGATGCAAAGAAAACAGTTGACCAACAAAAATCAACTCTTCAAATTGAGATGGCAAAAAATGGAGCACCTGCTGACGCTATTGCTCGTGTTGGGAACTCTGCGAATGTATCAGAGGCAATCGCAAACGCTACAATTTATTTGAGAACTCCAAATACTGAAGTTGTGAAAGTGGGTGACAATTCAGCATACTTGATAGATAAGCAAACTGGAAAAATTATTAGATCATTTGGTGCAGGTGGTGGGTCAACAGGTGGGACATCAATTGGTGGTGGGAAAACAATAACTTATACAGACGCAAATGGTAATACAAAAACTACTGATTATAATGGTATCGTTAATACTATTCTCGGTTCTGGTAAATTCACTAAAGACCAATCAAACGCAATCCGTACTGCTATCGCTCAAGGAGAAGACCCTGTCACTGTAATTAAAAACAACGCAAAAAATCTTTTGTCAGGTGCAAACCAAAATGCGTTAGAAGACTCTGAGGCTTCTTTGTATCAACTAAAACAATTGGATGCAAATATGACTGCATACTACAACGCAGGTGGGAACACAGGCATTTTCAAAGGTACGTATGAACAGACTTTAAACAGTCTTGGAGAAGTTAAAGACCCGAAATTGGTAGAACTTGCATCTCGTATCGCAACAAACCTACAAGAATATAGAAATGCTATCTCAGGAACTGCCTATGGAATTAAAGAGGGTGCTGAAATTGCATCGGTGTTTCCTTCTATCAAAAATGGAAAAGTTCTAAATGACACACTTGTGAAAGCAAGAACTGACGGACTTCAGGCAAAAATAGATGGCTACTATCGTTCTACAATTGGAGATACTGGTTTGAGTTTAATTAAAGGTGCAACAACTCAACAACAATCAAATGCAGTTACTTCCAAAGGTAATCTTTCTGATAGAGATTATGTTGAAAAAGTATTATCTTCTCGTAACTTAAAATACGATGATGTAGTAAACTATGTTTTAGATCAGGCTAAGGCTTCAGGTATTAAACAACCGATGCCTGTAATAGAGAACTCGTCTGGTCTCTATGGAGCAGTGGAATACAGCGATTATGTAGCAAATAAAAGTAAATACACAGCATTATAAAATTTATGAATAACCAATTTAAACCATTTATACTTCCACAGGACAAAGTTTCTCAACAAACAAATCCCAATGTGCAACCTGCTGATCATCTCGGTGCAGGTAGTTTTTTGGAGAAAAAATACCAGACGGACAATTCAGTTCAAACACCACCTGAAAAAACTTTGACACAAAGAATGACAGACATCACTGACCAACAAAAAGCTGAAATACAAAATTCTGCTGACTTGTATAAGTCAGGACAACAAAATATTTTCTCTACTGTTTTTCAAACAATCGGTTCTTCAGTAAAAGCGGCAGGAAAATCTTTTGCTCTCCCTCTTACAATTGCATTTGAAAAAGGTATGGACGTTGCAGGTTCTGCTATCACTGCAGGTCGTGAGGCTCAAAAACAAGCCGATGACGAGGCAATTCGTCTTGGTAAACTTGACCCATCACAGGCTTTAAGTCGCAAACCAAAAATAGAAGACCAAACAATGTCCCTAGTTCAAAAGGGTGCGTCTTCTGACACTGTTCAAAAGATACGTTCAAAATATGACACTCTCTCACCTGAGGCAAAAGCAAATGTTGGTGCATTGGGAGACTTTGCACAAGGCTTTCTAGACTTATCAGGTGCAGGTACTGCAGTGAAACCAGTGGCTAACTTTACTATTAAAACTGGTGAGAAGGTTTTTGACGTTGCAACAAGTAAATTCATAACTAGAAAAGCTGAAGATTTAGTAGATGGTACAAATCGTTTGATTACAAAAGTTGGCTCTCCTTTCCAACCAAAAACTCAAGAGGAAATAGTGGGTAGAATTTTACAAGGAAAAACAGACGACATTCCATTAGGAAAAATTGCTCTTGAAAACATCGACACAAAAGGAGTCAACACTTTCAAATCTCTTAATGATAGAATTCAACAAACTGTTCCAAAGTTCGGACAAATTGTAGACGAAGAGTTAGCAAAAGACTCAACTCGCTATACTTTGGATCAACTACAAGTTGCAAAAACTGCTGAGGATATTGCGAAAGATCCTTTGCTTTCTAAGATTACAAACATCGGTGGTGGAGGAGTTACTGGTGAGCCTGTAAAAGTCGATTTTGTGACAAAGGCAATGAAAGACTTGATTGAGTTGTACGATAAAACATCTGACCCAGTTGCAAAACAAGCAGTGGAGGGTGCGTTGAAAGTTGCATCTGAACAAGGACTTACAAGACAAGAAGTAAACGACCTTGCACGTTTGTATGGTTCTGAATTCTCAAACAAAGCCTTCTCAAAAACTGGTGAGGCTCTTACATCTGTCGTAGGTCAAGCAGTTGAAAATACCAGAATGGGATTGAAACAAATCGCACGTGAAGGTCTTGGTGGTGCAGAGGCAAAATCTGCTGACGCTGTTCTTGAGTCTTTCTATAATACTCAAAGACTTCTACAAAAAAACATCGAGGCAGTCAACAAGGCAAGACAAAAATTCACAGACAGAAGTTGGCTACAAATGATTGGTCGTGGACTTGCAAAAACAGTGGATACAATCACAGGAGGTTCTGTAAAAGCATTTATTGGTGGTTTCTTACCTCGTGGCGTTGGAAATTTGGAGGCTACATACGTTGATTTAGAAGAAGCCTTGAAATACAACCTTAAACTATTCCAAAGAGCAGGTGAGGCAAATTCTGCCGAAGAGTCTGCAAAGATTATCAAGGATGGTTTCAATAGTGCAAACCCTGAACTTCAGGCTATGACTGGGACTACAAAAAAGATGGGTTCTGACGTGAAAGTTCCAACAACAAAAACTCCTACATTTACTGAAGGTGGTATTTACTCTGTACCTGAAAAACAACAACTTTATAAAGACGTAATCGCTCCACAAATTGCAAAACTTGGAAAAGTAGCACCTGACGAGACTGTGGTTTATTTCTCAGGAGATGGAAAAGCAGGACAATTTGTAAATACAAAACTTGATGGTGTGTGGGGTTACAATGCTGAAGATTTAAAAGTAATGAAAGTAAAAACTGCTGATCTGGTTTCAACTGGTGACACTGCGAAAGATGGGGTAGGCTATAGACTTTTTGCAAAAGACTTAACTCCAAAACAAGTAAATGATGTAAAAGTAAAAGATATTATAAAAAAGGCTACTCCCAAGAAAGGGAAATAGTGATAAACTAAAAATATATGGAAAAAGAATTCGAGAAAATATTAGGGTTGTTCAAGACAGATAAAATCGTAACTCAAAAAGACATTGACGCAGTTTTGAGTGGTGTTTTGCAACTACTTACTCAATTCAAATCGGACACTTCTTCTATAAACGAGGACACAAAAAAACAAGTAGAGAAACTATTGTCCACTGTTCTAGATAAATATCAAAGTCAAAATGCTGATATAAATCAAGCAAAGTCTGAATTCAACGATTTAAAAACTTCAATCAAAAGTAAATTTGAAAAAAGTGTAGAAGAAATCCAATATTTAATTTCCGAATTCAAAAAAGTAAAACCAGAGGACGGAGTTTCGCCTGACATAAATGAAATTGTGGCTCTTGTTTTGGAACAACTTAACTCTCAAGAAGACCCTGAAGATGACACAGAGGAAATGGATGGATGCGACATCATCGACAAAATAAACGAACTTGATTATTCTGAGGAAAATCAAATTGACTGGCAAAGAATTAAAAACGTGCCTGACTTTATGGAGTCTCTTAGATCAGACACTTCAGGTTTTGAAAGGAGAAATGTAACAGTGATTTCAAACGCTGTTGACCTTGATACAACTGCTCGAGCTGACGGATATGCAATCGTGTGGGACGCTACAAATAAACGTCACAAATATTCTGCTTCAGGTGGAGGTGGTGGTATGTCTATTGGTGGGTCAATCACGTCTGCAACGCAAGGTTCTGTTTTATTTGCAGGTGCAAGTGGAGTTTTAGCACAGAACAACGCAAACTTCTTTTTTGACGACACAAATAAGCGTTTAATGGTTGGTACAAACTCTCCTGCTGTAACTATTGCAAACTCATACAACCTTGTAAACACAGGCTTGGCTTTTTATACTGCTATTGGTTATGGAATTGCAGGTGTGTCAGGTGGTTTTTATACAGGTTACGCTTCAAATGGAACTCCTGCTTCTCCAACAGCTGTATTAACTGGGTCAACTCTTGTTGCTCTCTCTGGTCGTGGGTATGATGGTACGTCTTGGACTTCAGGAAGTCAAGGAAGTATTTTAATACAAACTGCTGAGACATGGTCTTCAACTGCTCGTGGTACAAACATCACATTTAACACAACAGCAATTGGTTCAACTACAAATACAGGTAGAATGGTGATTGGAAACACTGGAACTGTTGCAGTTGGAACTTCAACTGTTCAAAACGCAATGTTTGGTGTGATACCGACAAGGTCTGCCACATATTTTTCAAGTGGTGGAGTTGCTTTGACTGTCTACGATGGAACTTTTACAGATACTTCTTCAACAGGTACAGTGGCACTTGCTCGTGCTAATGTTTTTGGTTTGCAAACATTTGTGGCTTCGTCTGCTACCACTTATACAAATGCTTCAAGTGTATATATTGCAGGAACTCCAATTGCAGGTACAAACGTAACAATTACTAACGCTTGGTCTTTATATGTTGGTGCTGGTGCTTCAGCTTTTGGTGGAAATGTAGTACCAACCGCAGGGGCAACTTATGATCTAGGAAACTCAACTCTTACATGGGGTAATATTTACATGGGATCTGCAAAAAAGATTGACTTTGCAGGAGACGTAACAATTACACACTCTACAGATACTCTATCTTTTGCAGGTGCCGCTACTGTATATACATTTGACACAGGTGTTGCAATTGGAACTGCTACAAAAGTCTCAGGTAAATACTTAACAATAGATCATGGAGTATTAACATCAAACCAATTTGGTGGAATTTCAATTGCAGGAGATATACAAGGAAATGTTGGATCAAATGGAATTTTATTAAATCTTAATAACACAACGTCCAATGCAAATGGTTTTTTGAGACTAGACAGAACAGCGACATCAACATTTATTGGTATGACTTTGTCAGCCACAACTCGAGATGGCATTCGTTTTCTTACAGACTCAACAACACCAGTTGAAATTGCAAGACTTGGGTCAACTTTTGTGAGTTCATCTGCTACAGAGTATGCTCTTAAATTAACACCTACAATTGCACAAACTAGTACGGCTTCTTATATTGCATTATTTGTGAATGTTACAGAGACAACTACAGGCTCTGGGTCAAAGTTATTAGCAAATTTTCAGGTTGGGGGTGTTACCCAACTATCAATTACAAATGCAGGGGCGATTACAGCTTTAAATGCAACATTAAGATCAACATCAGGTAGTGCTTATGTAGAAGGTTCCTCTGCTTCTGTATATCTAAGACCAACAGGTCAAAACCAAAATAACGCATTAAGAATTTATGCAGGTACAAATGGTACAAAATTAGATTTCCATAGTACTGCAGCCGCAAATAGCGGAGTAGAAAATTTGTATTACAATGGAGCAGGTATTTTACAATCTGATGCAGACTTTAGATTAACAACTGCAGGTACAAATACACTTTCTATTGTAACTGTTGGTGGAACTCAAACGCTTACAAACAAAACTCTTACATCTCCAAAAATAGGGACTTCAATTCTTGATACAAATGGTATTACATTATTGGCTCTCACAGCAACTGCAAGTGCAGTAAACTATTTGACCCTTGCAAACTCAGCAACAACGACTGCTCCTTCTCTTACTGCAACTGGATCAGATACAAACATCGACATTCTACTTACTCCAAAAGGAACTGGAATTGTAAAAGGTTCACTTCACAGATTTGCTATTAGACTTGTGGATGCAACGACTGACGTTGCAACTGGGACTACAATTGGTGGAGATATAAGAATTGCAAACAGAGCCATCACAGTAAAAGCAGTTGGTGCTTACAACGATACTGCAGGAACTACAGGAACTATGACTATTGATATAAACGACTCTGGTACAACTATAATGACTACAAACAAAGTGAACATTGACTCAACTCAAAAAACTTCTACTACTGCAGGAACTCAACCGACACTTACTGATACAAGTATAGCGGCAGATGCAATCGTTACAGTCGACGTGGACGCTGTTCATACAACTAAAGCGAAAGGTTTAGTTGTGTGGGTTGATTATGTTTATGCATAATAAAAATATATGATAAATACAAAAATATTAACAACAGAAACTTTTGACCAGTCTAAAAATGACGTTTTGGTAGAGGTCACTACTGACGAAAGAGTTTATACAACTTCTATCGGTGTATTAAAAGACACAATCGAAACTCTGAAAATAAGAAAAGAAAATCTACTCACACAAATTGAATTAACTGAAGCCGAGATAGATGAAAACACTATCACTCTTGAAAAAGCAAATCTCGATTTAGACAGTGTCACAATAAAACCCTTTGAAAGGATTATTCCTGAAGAAGATGTTGTGCGTAAACCTGAACCACAGGTAGAACTTCCTGTTCCAAACTTATTATGATTAGAGAAAAAATAGTAAAATTCTTGAGTTTCATTACTCAAAAAAAAAGAGACATTGTAAATCCCACATTTAAAAAAAGGGCTTTTGCCTATCATTTTTTTAGAGGTTATGAGTTTTTATTTGGTAGAAAATCAGGTATAAGACCTGAGTGTTCTGCAGGACGTGTACGTGACGAAAAAGGGGAACGCACATATATTCAATTTCACACTTGGGAGGCTTTCCTAACTTATCAAGAAAGTATGATCCGAGAGTTTAGTTTTGCTTTTGCAAAAAAAGTAAAAAGGTTTGTTAATAGTTTTGAAGTTAGAAAAATATATATTTATTTACCTGAGTTTATACCTCTCACTGAATATGATTATGGTTATGAAAAAAAACCTATTGGCTATGTTTTTGCGATTGGTTATGTTGGTCAAGGTGCGTACAGTGCCGCCGCACCACAGGATACAACTTACGATAACAGTGCCGCATTCACATTAACTGTGAGTGGTACAAATCCTTTTATTGCAATGGGACAGAACGTACAAAGTGGAGATCTTATTTCAGCAGTAAAATGGGACTCTGCAGGTGTAAATCAAACAATGACTCAATTAAAAAAACAAGATGCAGGATCAGTAGGTTTCTATGGATGGAATTATTCATATTATTTAAAAGCACCTTCAGCAGGTACAACAAAAAGAATTACTGCAACTTTGTCTTCTTCAACTTTTGACAGAGCAAATGCAACTTGTTTTTCTGGAGTTCACCAAACAGATCCAATTGAGAGTTTTGGTATCAACGACATAAACTCAACGACAAACTCTTTGACAATGACTGTCTACAATGCTAACTGCTGGGCTCATACATGGTTCTTAATGGATAACGTTGTATCAACTGCGGCATCCCAACCTAGTGGATATGCAACTGACACTGGGTCAGATGCGGCACAAAGTTATTCAAATGCTACGCTTTCAACAGGTGCAAATACTTTGACGTGGACAACAAATTCAGGGTCTCAACGTTCAACACAGGTGTCTGTAATTTTTAGAGAGGCAAGTGCAAGTATTCCTACTCTGCAAGTTAAAGTTGGAACTTACACAGGAACAGGTGGAACATCAGGAACTAGATCAGTTTCAGGATTTGGGTTTATTCCAAAATTTATATTTGTGTGGTCTGCTGATACTTCGGAAATATATCCAGTATGGTGTATGGACTCTGCAGTTCTAGGGCTTGGGGCTTGTGGTGCTTTCTTAGGAGAAAATGGATGGTTCACTAC